AACAAGTAGTGTGAGCCGCTTCCGCTTCCGCGAATCTTCTGCCAAACCAATCCGCCGTCAGTTGCGAATGACCACGGGAAGTCTAGTACCTTTGCAGCGGGGGTTGGGGAGGTCGCTGTTCCCGTCCAAGTTTTAATATCAAAATACTCCGATGGCTTGGCGATTGATGCAGTCAGGGCCGACGACTTCAATGCTGAGAATCCGGAGGGTGGGGTATAAGCAAACTCGCTGGTGGCTGGTGTGCTGACATTCCCGCCAAACGTGGGGTCAGCACCAAAATTCATCCACGGTAGGTTGCCGCTGTAACAGTGAATACACACTCCCCAATCAGTGTCGGTGTCAATCGAACTCCACGCTGGGCTAGTTGAATTTGCGGGATTGCTACTGTCAAACCAAGTGCCGTCTTTTCCAAAATAAAGTTCTCCGGCATCAGCATTAAATGCTACCATAAGGATTTCCTCGCTACCGATACTGGAACCATATGAGGTATTGGTCGTGTCGTGTGCCTTCGTTCCGCCCCCGTTGAAAGAGTACCCCACCTTATTAACCGAACTAGTGCTATTGCCTACCGTGGAATCCACACTTAACGAGCCACCATCGTGTGCCAAACTCATTATCGCACACTTCCAGCTATTGCCCTGCCCGCTCGGTCTAAACACTTCCCAGTACCACTTGCCGCTCCGCATCCCCATCGTCGAGAATGTCGGGTAATGCCCGCTGCTGCCGCTGCTGCTAAAGTTTAAGTTACCCTCGTCAAGTACGTTGTTGCTGTTGCTGTCCAGCGGGTTCATCACACAATAATTATCAGTCGGCGTATCCTCCATAACATCCGAGGCGGCGAGGTTGGTGGCTGTGAAATCATTATCATTCCCGCTCACATCATTGCCGATGGTGGATGAGTCTTTGAAATCTAGATGAAATCCATTGTCGCCATAGCTGCCGCTGTACGCCTTCGGTTTCCATTGTCCCGTAGTTCCATCCTCCTCGGCAAAGCTGGTGGCATCGAGTGCTGTTCCGTCAATCACATAAACATCGGCCAAAAACCCACCAAATTCATTATTAGACCCAGTTGTTTCCCATCCGATATTTTGCGAAACGGTATGATTCATTCCGGTTGGCATACTTGACGTTAGGTAGCTCCGTCCATCAGTGGCCCAAGATGTTATCTCAACTCCGTTCCAGTAAACCTTCATCCGGTCTGCCGAGGAGGATTCTGTGGTATCGCAAGAGATTACCAAATGTCCCCACGCCCCTACGTCACGAAACACTTGGGTGGATTTAAGAAACGCATTATGCCAGCCAGTGATTACGAGTTGGTCGGTGGTGTTAATGAAGTAAAACCCAAGAAATGTCTCGTTGTTGCCTGATGAACCGTGCGTGGAGAAGAAATACTGGTTTACCGATGAGGCTAAATCGCTCCGCTTAATCCACGCAGAAAATGTCCAAGTTTGTCGATTGCCTCCGCTGGAGGGTGTTCGGCGCAAATAGGCAGAGTCAGAGACATTAAACCGCAGCGACTTCGTAACCACATCATCCGCTGGTGGATCGGCGGCTTGCATCATCATCGGGTTGGCGGAGGCTGGTATCATTAACTCATGTTTCCGTGGAAGACTGCCGATACTCTGCTTGCGGATTCCACATGATACGCAATCAAATCCACCCCGCTCGTGTTAACTGTGGGAGCTGTTCCGCCAGCAAACTTGAACACCGAGTTAAACGTGGTGGCCCCGCCCGCATGGGAAAGTTTAATCACACCACTCTGCCCCACCGAGTCACTGTCGAGATTGCTAAACGTGATTTCAGTTGAGGCAGCAGCTTGCATCGTCACATCGAAGTTGTTGCTCGCATCTAAATCGCAAGTTGCAACATTGGCCGAAACCGTGACGGCAGTTACCTCGCCGCGTTGACCAGCAGTGAAACTCTGCGCTACGTCCGTTTTTGCTGTAGCAGCATCATAGGCTTGGGTTCCCCCAGCAGTATCAAACGCTTTTGTAGCAGAAGCATCGAGTCCCAACGTGCCTCTCTGAGTAGAAGCATCCGCATCATCGAGCAGAGCTTTACCAGCAGTTGTGAGGTCGAAGGTTCCTGCTGTGCCTGATCCTGTAAACTGGATGCCCTTATCAGCGGCGGACGTTAAGCCAGCGATGGCAGAAAGGTCAGCGTCCAACGGTTGGGCATAATTAAAAATCTGGTCGCCGGTTGCCAGAGCAGTTCCGTCTTCAACAACGGCGGCAGTCTTGGCCTTTACCGTGCCAGTGCCGTCACTCGCAGATAATTCAATTGTGGCATCGTCAACCGCAACTTCAATCTCATTGGCAGATGCCGTGATTCCATCACCACCAATAACATTCAGCGTTGGGTTAACTGTGCTTGACCCAGATTGGGTTAAACCATCGCCCGCGGTTACACTTGTAACTGTGCCGCTGCCACCACCGGCACCACCGACCACTGCCGTGCCATCCGCTTTAGTATAGTTCACGCACTGGACGGTATTGCTACCCGTACTGAAAAATTCGGCAACATCCCCAGCAGCAGTAGTGATGTCCGCCTCCCCAGGAAGATCGAGGTTAGTTGCGTGATGCGTCAATAACAACACACCGTCGAACTGCAAAAAGAAGTGCCGGTTGGCCGCCACCGTCATAGCAGCAAACCCCGTTGTGCCCGTCACATCAAAATAATCACCATCAGTGTCAACTACCAATGGGGATGCGGAGGCAATGTCGCCGCCCTTCCCCATCCCAATATAATTTGAGTTGGGATCAAGCGCCCCGCCAAGCTGGGGCGAAAGATCAGCTACCACATTATCAATGCCGCCAGCGGCACCGGGGGCAGCCTTCCAAATCGCATTACCAGTGCTAGTGTCCTTGGTCAGCACATGTTCATTTGTGCCAGCGGAAACAGCACTGAGCGTGTCTATTGCTGACTGCGCTGTAGTCGAACCAGTTCCGCCTTTGTTTACTGCAACCGCTGTACCCTCCCATGTGCCGGTGGTGACGGTTCCGGTTGTGGTCAGGCTACTGTCGCCCGGATAACCCGTGCAATTTGTAAGAGCGCCAGACTGTGGGGTGCCAAGTACCGGTGTGGTCAGGGTTGGGCTTGTAAGGGTTTTGTTTGTAAGCGTTGCAGTTGTGCCGGACACATAAGTATCAAAATCAGAAACCAGTGCCTGTTTCATTACGTCAGCATCAGAGACAACCACACCATCTGTTCCTTCCAGAGTTACTGTTGCCTGAGTGGTCGCACTTCCATCCATGATATTCAACTCAGTGGCAGTGGAAGTGACCCCATCCAAAGTATTCAACTCAGCGGCAGTGGAAGTGACCCCATCCAAGATATTCAACTCTGCTGCCGTAGAAGTAACCCCATCCAAAATGTTCAACTCTGCTGCTGTAGATGTAACCCCATCCAAAATGTTCAACTCTGCCGCTGTGGAAGTAACCCCATCCAAAATGTTCAACTCTGCCGCGGTGCTGGTGATCTCCACCCCACCCAGTGACAGTGTTCCCGTCAGGGTAGTGTTCCCTGCGACCTCCAATGTGCCGGTGGATTTTACGCCCACCGTAGAAATTTGTAGCTTGCTAACGGTTCCCTCACCATCTTCAACATCACGCAAGGTGCCATCAACACCACTATTGGTGTTGCTGACCTGTAAGAGATCCTTGTAGGTACTCGAAATTGTGCTGCCCGTTAATGTCGCCATTTAAAACCCCCAGATTTTTTTGATTTGATTTTTAGTGTAGCTACTCTTGAACCGACTGCCCCCTTGACATTCAGCTTCGTAGTAGCCTTTGCGAACCGAAGTTGCCTGATCCTCCGGCTCGCGGCGGATGCCTACCGTTCCGACTCTCTCCACGGCGCCGCGGAACCATATCTCCCCGTCTCTTGTGACGGACTTTGTGTTGTGAGGGACCAGTTCTTCTCTAGTCTCACCCTTACCGTTAATGAAAGTGTATAAAGGCATGGTAAAGACCTGGGGGGAATTTTACCCCCCAGGTTGATTAACCTAATTAGTTCTAGGCAAACGTGGTCTGCGAATACATCTCAACGCAATACTTGGGCTGAAGCACTGCCGCAGCGTAGTATGACTTGTATGATACTTTGGTCAGTTGATTGAGCGGATCGCCCTTGTCAGGACCATCAGCAATCATCACCTTCGGACCATACGGAGATTGCGCGGCAATGTCCGTTACGCCGAATGCGTTCGCGCCAAACACAAACGTCGAGAAGGCAGTGCCACTCGCTGAGTAAGTGTATTGGGTTGTTGAACGATACGGATTGGTCGTGGATAGAATGCGGTTACCCCACAACTTACCAACTTCACCCTTGTAGAGCGCCTCCACATCGGAGTAGCTCGCAGCGTTCTGCCAACCAGTGGTCTTCATCAGATCGCTGATCACCTCTGGTGCAGCAACCGCAATGTAGCTTCCGCCAATTGTGCTGGTGTTGTTTGTCCGCAACTGAGTTGCACAATCCAGAAGATCGTTGAACTCAACTTCCGCGTCAGCGGCGGAGGCAGCAATCACAGCAGCATGGTCCGCAAGACCATTAGCCGCACGTTCTTGTTTGCCACTGCCGGTAGCCGCCAGTTTGTCGCGCACGATGGAGTCCGCATGCAAAGCAGCGTCCTGTCCCGTGATACGCACACTCTGCTCCATGTGGTTGAAGAGTTCGGTCAACTGGAGAATATCAGTCAGGGAAATTACCTGACCATATTGAACCAGTGTCGCGGTCACTTCTTCCAAGGTGAGGGCACGTTCGGTAATCGAAGTGCCGCCCTCAGTGCTGAGTGTGGTGATTCCTGAAGTGGAAGGCTCGTCGTAACGGAACCACTTCACATCTTTTGCTCCTGCCCGTGCGGGCAGAGGTGTTTTGTTGGCGAATTGCACCAACTGGAGGGACTTGGTGATATACTCAAGCAGTTCCTTACTAAAATAAGTTTGGAATTGTGCATCGAGATTATCAGTCCCGCTTGTCATGTTAGCCATGAGATTTTAACCCCTTTCTAGTATTATAATATAATAATTATATACTAATGTATGCGTTACCGGAATACCCTCATACCTGTGCCCGAATCGTCGGCTGCCCTGAGTGCGTCCATGAGTTTACCTCTAACTTTCTCCTGACTACCTTCGTTCGGACTCTTGGGCGCGGATTCCCGCGCTGGAGGCGAACCGGTAACACTTGTTTGTTTTTTTAGTTCATCGATCTCTGATTTGAGATCGCCATTAGTTTTTTCCAGTGACTCAACCTTCTTTGAGGCAATCTTGGAGTTAACGAACTCAACTGCATCCTGGATACCTTCGGGGTAACCCTTCAGGTACGGACGTTGATCCAGGACATGTTCAACGCCTCTGCTCATCTCGGTGTCGGATTCATTAAGGTCTGGGTATTGAGCCTGAAGATCCCTCAAGTTCTCATCCCATTTGCCTTTTATTTCATCCGCAACATCCTGATGTTTTTGTTGCTCTCGTCTTCCCTCAACCTCCTGTGCCTTTTGCTCCGCAAGTTCGGCAAGATCAGTCTCACCATCCTCTTTGTAGCGTTCAGCCAGTTCACGGTACTCTTCGGGAGAAGTTTCATCATCAGAGCGTTGCTGCTTCTGATTTTCAAACTCTTCCCGTTGTCGCTTGAGTTCCGCCTTTTCGTTGTTGAGTTTATCCCAACCTTTCCCAAGGCGCTCCTCGGACTTTTTTTCCCGATTGCTGACCGGCTTTTCAGTCGGTTCACTAGTTTCCTCGGTCACCTCCGCTTTCACTTCGGGTTCCGGGTCCGGCGTGTCGGCAGCCTCTTCCGACTCAGATGCGTCTGACGCGAGTTCTTCAGACTTTGGGGTTTCCTCGCTAGAGGGCGTGTCGGCAGCCTCTAGGGCAGCCAGTAATTGCTCACGCTCCTCATTCCTCTCATCTACTTGTGGTTCTTCTGCCATCAGTTTATATCTCCTGATCATTCAACCACGCCAAATCGTCTGTGGGCACATCCGGGCGGTGATCCGGGTCCGTAATCAACGGTTTCGCCATTAGCGCATCCAAGGATGCCACCGCCCCCCTAAACCCCGCGGCGTATCCTGCGCGATATTCCAGATCGCTGCCCGCCCGTGATGTACCATCCAGGGATTGAGTCACCGTCATCGATAGGAGCGTGACCCTCAATCGCTCCCCGGTCTCTCCCTGGAAAAATCTACGCATCGCCTCCGCGTCCTGCGCTCGCCACTCCGGCATGCGCTCCCAGTTCCACGCACAAAGGCGCATAAAATTAAAGGCTGCCCGCAACTTACGCAGCATAACTCGCCCCCACTGGTTGTGCCTCTTGAGGCATTGGTTCCGGCGCCATTGGGGCGGCATTCATTGGAGGACTACCCATTGGTGGACCTTCCATTGGCATCCCCGCCCCCGGCGGCATCACCTGTTGTTGTGGATCGTCCGCTGGTTGCGAGGCAGCCAACAGACCGGCAATCTCCGCCTCTAATTCCTTGGCGGCTTTTTTGTCCTTTTTATGAAGCAACTCCAAGTGCGCTTTAATATGCTCTTGGATGCGTTGCATTTCCATTGGTTCAACTTGCCGGCCTGATTGGGATGAAAGTTGTATGTATCCCAAAACAGTGCGGATGTGTGTTGCGTGATCGTCCAGATCCTTCACCACTGCAGGGAATCCCAACCGCATGAAGGTTAACTCGTTTGCCTGATCCTCTGCCTGATCCGCCATTTGCAAACCGGGGTCGGCATATAGTCGCCTCACCAGTGCTACATCGTCCGCTTCCAAAACTGACTTGCGTAATTCACCCTGATTGATGAATGGATCCCCAGCAAACATCTGCATCCGGTTCACGCTACGCTGATAAATGAAGTCACGGTTTACACCGTCAGCACTTCCGGTTGGACGCACATGATATTGCTCGCTCAATGCCGCGCCTGGGATTTCCTTCACGGTATCCTCGTACCAATAATTTAAACTTCCCTTGGAATGTTTCCGAACCAAGTCCCATGCCATATTGTACAGACGCCCCAACCCGATACGGAAAATACGCAAACGTAAATCTGAACTCTGGCTGAATAAATTACTTATCTGATTGATTTCAGTAGCAGTACGCCGCTCAGTGTTCTGGAGCGACTGTGACATTCCAAAGTCAGGTGTCGCCACCCGTTGCTCGGCAATGTCGCGGGTGAACATCATCGATTGATCAAAAGACACCGGAGGCGCCGGCATGGTGACCGGTTGGATGTCATACGGAAGTATTTGCCCCGGTGAAAATTTTAAGTTAGCCGCATTGGGGATCTCGCGGGCCGAACGGAACAAAGGCCGGTTAACCAGCGTCATGTAATCGTTCTTCTCGTTGAGCGTTTTAGTCAGTTCAGCCTCATGGACTGCGACAATCTCAGTAATGCCCCGCGGGGAGTACCAGCGCCCGTCTTTAACTTCATATTCAAACTGGCAGAAGGGTGGCCGGTTGTAATATTCCTTACCCAGTTTGTAAGTTGCCCGAACATCCTCTTCAGGACGCAATGGAGAGAACGTCTCGCAGTTCCAATTGGAATCAGCGTCCCTTGTCCAGACCTCCCACACGATGATGTAGTTTTCCTCATTGTAGGTTAACCCTTCCCGCTGGTATTGGGACTGAACTTTTTGATTATCACCGCGAATATCCGTGCCGGCACCGGTGATGCGCTTGATCATCCCCTCATCCTGATTGAAGAGCGGATTACGCCGGTAAGAGTCCTGAGAATAGTGCTGAACATGCACAATGCGATCCGCATCCATGATGTCCCGCGTCCAAGTCGGAACAATGATGTGCTGGGGATCCACGTTCTGGAATTGAAGTTGCTTTTTCTCTTCATCCCAGAAGGTTTTCATAACCCCCCGCCCGCTCATTAGCATGAAGTCAATGCAAGCGAGAATTTCAGTCTCTAAATTTGATTTTTGCTTCAGTTGGTAGTCGAACCACTGCCCTGCCGCGTTTGAAAATGCCTGAGTCTTGTCGCGGATGGGCGTAAATTGCGCGATCAGGTCCGTAGCGAAAATTTGTTGGAAATAAAACGGTGCCAGACGTTGGATAACCGTATCACTCAAGGGGAAATGGGCATCAGACGCACCAGGCCAAGGTTTTGTTTTGCGGCGTAAACCATTGTGCCGCATTTTGTAAAACATTCCCTGCCGAGTGTCCCACTGCGAGCGATCTTTCAGGTCATCGAGAACCGCTGCATGCAAGTCATTGCGAGATAACTTCCCCATCCAGTAGGATATGACGATACGCGGCGGGTGGTGTCTACAGAAAAGTGATCACAAGAGGCGTTTCAGTAGACAGGGGTGGACAAATGACGGCATGACGGCAAGTTTAGGTGTTTGATATCAATTAAAGTTTACAAAAAAACAATCTTCATTGTTCTTTCATATGACTGAAAAGTCATATACCCCACAAAAGCAGTCATTTATCGATTGGCACGCTTTTAGCTATACTCCAACCATGTTTACGAAGGAAGAACTGAAGAGGATCGAGGCACGCGCAAAGGAGCGAAACCGTTTGCGACATGAGAGGCTGCCGAGCGGGAAAGCACTCTGCCCGATAACAGGGAAAACTGTTCAGTGGGTTTTCACTGGTCACGCCCGATCTGGGTCGGACAACCTTTGCGAGCATTGCTGCACAGACGAAGAAGCTGCGAAAAGTAAGAGTCTCCGAGAGTTAAGCAACGAGGCTAGATAATGAAAATTAAAATGAGCAATGAACAACTAATAACCATGAGGAGGGCGCTTCTAAATTATAGGGATGCGCTATTGGCCGAGTCCCTTGAGGGACTTGATGAAAGCACTAGTCCAGATTGCCAATGGACTAGTGCCGAGTGGGGCAAAGAGTTGCAAAACGTGACTCGCCTACTGGAGAAATACAGTGTGAAGGCTGACACACAAAATTAACCGTAGCCGAAGGCGGAGGTTAATTTCCGTAAAAAATTATCCTCCACAATCCATACCTTCCGGCATCGCATCACCCTCGCTCATGTCAGCAAAGATTTCACTCAAACTCGGCCTGACGTATTCCATTAACATATCGTCAATGGACCCTTTAGCCGCCACCGCTAACACAACCGCATCCGCTCTATCCGGTGAAGCCAACCCCCTCGCCTTCATCTCACTCTTGCTCTCCATGTTCAGCTTACCGTTCTTGTTGGCCGAACACCGGCGACTAGTCAACTGCTGTGCCAGCACCTCATCATCAGGCATAATTATTTCACACTTATCCAGCAACCTCGAAACGGTGAACCACATCTCAGCAGACCGGTTCGTGTACACATCAGAATCCTGTGCCCGTCCACCAAAGTTAACGCGGTGGCAATTCCAGCCAGCCTCCCTCAACGCATCGGCCATTGGCAAACCTAATCCGCCTACATCACAATAAATCTCCTGCTCTTTTAAGCCGGCCTTTTTGAATTCAATAATAAACCTACCCACACTCGCCATCGTATCCTTATCCCGCCAAGTGATGATCTTCTCAATCTTATTGCCGCGGCGAATTGCCATCGCATTCTCATCCCCACCTCCAGCGAAATCTACTCCACACGAAACATCCCGCCCACTCTCCCGCGGCGGGTTGGCCTGACAATTATCCCAAACCGGAAATGGAATCACTAACCGCTCATCATCCATCTCCATGAACTCACCGAAGACCATCGACTTGATCAATGGATGATCCTTACCCCACCTCTCAAACTGCTCCTCAATCCACTCCTCACTGATGTGGGGGCAATCATAACTGGTCACCTTATGCAAATCCCACAAGTGTTGTTGCTTGTTGAAGATTCTGTAAAACTCTCCACTCGTACCTCCGGGCGAACTGATCACTAACTGGCGCGTAGGCTGACACCTCGCAACCGCTTCAAAAATCCCATCGGCAACCGTCTTGGCCTCATCGATGATGATCATCAGATTATCCGCATGCCAACCCTCAAACCTTCCGGGGTCATCCGTACTGAACCCGATAATCCTACTCCCCGTACTCGTAACCAAATCAGTCTGGTTCACTTGTATCCCCCAACCCTTAACCTTCGCTGACAAAGATCGTATGCAAGGCCACATCTGCTCCTTAACCTGACGGTATACCCCAGAAGTAGTAATCGTAATCGAGTTAGGATAAATCAAAGCATGCCACAACGCCGCCGGCGCGGCTAACATCGTAGTCTTACCACTACCATTAGCCGCCCTAACAGCAACCTTACTCCGCCCACTCTTACCCGTAATCCCCTTCATGGCAGCCACTTGCCACTTGTACGTCTCCAGCCCGAATATCTGCTTGCTGAAGTTCTCCAAATCCGTAACCGATGGATCCAGCTTCTTGGTCTTGGTCATAGGCTTGTCACTCATAGCAGGTCATTCCTTTCATCCCTTGGTATTCTCCCAACACGCATATCCCCGTATGACTTTTCAATCCCCTCCAATGGAGGTGTGGCGCGAGCCGCGTTAATAGCAAAAGGCACACTGGGCAACTTGGTGATCTGAGCAGCACGGGCATCATCATAACCGTCAATGCGAAGGAACAACTCCCTTTCCGATTGCGCGCCCACCACATACATTTCCCGCGGCGGTGATGAGCAGGTTTCGCAAATATCCGCGTCCTCCCAGCAAATTAAATAATACGTCATAATGTTATCGTGCCCTTTCCACTCATCGCTTTATCATCTCCTCTAAATATTTGTTTCGCTTCTCCAACCTATCAATCTGCAATTCCAACTCATCAACCTGACGCGCCAAGCTACGCAAATAAAATATGCCGTCAGTCAATTCCTCTCCAATCGCTTCAATCAGGTTGGGGTGACGATCCAGATTATTCGTCACCTCCTGCCGTGCCTGACCATCATCATACTTCGCAGGGGCAACCTGACTAAACCATCTCATCGCATCATCCCTGATCTCATCTGGGGTTCGTTCGGGTAATATCTTGTCACTCATTTTTATCCTTTCCTGATTGGCTAATTGTTTTGTCGATCACGGGTGAGGGGGAAAGTTTCGTGTTTGGGAGTGTTTTATCATTAGGGGAAATTG